TGGCAATACGATCAAGAGGCGTGGGACATGATTATGTTTGCGCTTCGATTGGGCAAGCATCCGCGTATTGTGGCGACGACGACACCGAAGCCGAAGGCATTGATTCGGGATTTGATTGAGCGTGACGGGGCGGATGTTCACGTTACGAGGGCATCGACTTACGAAAACATTGCCAATTTGGCTCCGACGTTCCAGCAGCAGTTGTTGAAGTTTGAGGGTACGACGCTTGGTCGGCAGGAAATTCACGCTGAGGTATTGAATCCTGAGGATCAGGGGATTATTCGGCGTTCTTGGGTGAATTTGTGGCCAGCGAAGAAGCCGTTGCCGGTGTTGGAGCACATAGTGATGTCGTTGGACACGGCATTTACGGAGCAGACGCGGGACAAGAAGACATCTGACGCGGACCCGAGTGCGTGTGTGGTGTTGGGATTATTCCATCAGGACGACAAGCCGAACATTATTTTGCTGGATTGTTGGGAAGATCGGTTAGGGATGCCTGATTTGATCAAGCGGATTCACCGGGAGCGTGAAGTTTATTACGGTGGGGAGGAGCAGCGGCCTGTAATTCGTCCGTTGGTGGGTCCGAACCGTACTCAGGGCTTTGGTCGGCGTCCGGACACGATTGTGATTGAGGACAAAGGGTCTGGGATTAGTTTGCGGCAGTTATTGACTCGTGAGGGCATCATTGCGCATGCGTACAACCCCGGAAAGGCGTCGAAATTGACTCGTTTGCACATGGTTTCTCATCTTTTTGCGAGTGGGATGGTGTGGTTTGTGGAGTCTGAGAAGCGAAAGGGTCAGGCTAGGAGCTGGGCGGAGCCGCTTTTGTATCAATTGTGTGCATTTTCGGGTGAGGGAAGCATTCGACACGACGATTTGATGGATGCGTGCACACAGGGATTACGTTTCTTGGCTGACAGGGATATGATAAGTGTGAGCAAACCCAAGCCGTTGCAACCGAGGCTGATTGTAAACGAGCGGCCAAGAGGAAACCCGTATGGCGTCTGATAGTGAGAATCCGATTGAGGGTGCCCAAGAGGAATTGGGCGAGATGTTTGAGCTGCCCGAGGAGGCGGCGGAGGTTGAGGACACTGAGGACGGCGGTGCGATAGTCATTCTTGAAGAAGAGTCTGTTGTTTCTGTCAGGGAGATGGAGTTTTACGCCAATTTGGCTGAAGAGTTGCCCGAAGGCGACATGGATGAGTTGGCGCAGAGCTTGGTGGGGTTGATTTCCAAGGACAAGGAAGCGCGAAAGAAGCGCGACGAGCAGTATGAAGAGGGGATTCGACGGACGGGACTTGGAGATGATGCACCGGGCGGCGCTTCGTTTCAGGGTGCAAGTCGAGTTGTGCACCCCATGCTCACGGAAGTCTGCGTGGACTTCTCTGCCCGCGCTATTAAGGAGATTTTCCCTGCTGAGGGGCCTGCGAAAGATCAGATTATTGGGGAAGACACGGCTGAGAAGGTAGCCAAGGCGCAGCGCAAGACGCGGTATTTGAATTGGCAGTTGACCCAGCAGATGCCGGAGTTTCGGGCCGAGCTGGAGCAGTTGCTCACTCAGGTTCCGCTTGGTGGCGCACAGTACTTGAAGCTTTCTTACGACGGGAACAAGAAGCGTCCGGTGCCTCTCTTCATTGGCATCGATGACATTTACCTGCCGTATGCGGCAACGAACTTTTATTCTGCCGAGCGCAAGACTCACGTTCAGTATGTGACGGAGATTGAGTATCTTCAGCGCGTGCGTTCTGGGATGTACCGGGATGCGGAGTTAGCGCCGACGACGGCTGACCCTGATGTATCGCGCAGTGAGAAGGCGAACAACAAGATTGAGGGTCGTGACGACGGTGCGTATGACGTTGACGGTTTGCGGACGATTTTTGAGGTTTACGCGATTGCGGACCTTGAAGAAGAGTATGGGCTAGCGCCGTACATCATTTCGATTGACAAATCGACCGGCAAAGTTTTGAGCATTTACCGCAACTGGCAGGAGAGCGATCCTACTTTTGAGGAGATGCAGTGGATCATTGAGTTCCCGTTTGTGCCGTGGCGTGGTGCGTATCCGATTGGCATCCCGCAGATGATTGGCGGCATTTCGGCAGCGGCTACGGGTGCTTTGCGTGCGTTGCTGGACAGTGCACACATTGCGAACTTCCCCGGCATGTTGAAGTTGAAGGGTGGCCGCGAGGGTGGTCAGTCTGAGCGCATTGATCCGACCGAGGTGAAGGAGATTGAGGGTGGTGCGTTCAGTGACGATATTCGCAAGATTGCGATGCCGTTGCCGTTCAACCAGCCTTCGGAGACGTTGTTCCGGTTGCTTGGCTTTTTGATTGATGCGGGTAAGGGCGTTGTTCGCACCACCTTGGAGGACATTGCCGACAATCAGGGCAACATGCCGGTGGGCACCCAGTTGGCGCGAATTGAGCAGGGCATGATTGTATTCAATGCAATTCACGCTCGGCTGCACGATGCGATGGGTCGCACGCTGAAGGTTCTGCATCGTATCAATGCGATGTATTTGGAGAACGAGGAGGTCAAGGACGAGACTGGCGAGTTGCTGGTCAAGCGGTCTGACTTCTTGGGCCCGATGGATGTGGTTCCGGTTTCGGACCCCAACATTTTCTCTGAAGCGCAGCGATTTGCTCAGGTTCAGGCGCTTAGCCAGCGAGCAGCGGCTCTTCCGCAGGTTTACAACATTCGCAAGGTTGAAGAGCGCATTTTGAAGCAGTTGCGCATTCCGAATGTTAAGGAGTTGCTGGTACCTGCTCCTGAGCCCAAGGAAATGAATGCGGTCAACGAGAACGTGGCTGCGTCTTTGGGTCGTCCGATTACTGCATTTCCGGAGCAGGACCATCTTGCGCACTTGCAGGTGCATTTGGACTACCTGACTTCTCCAATTTTGGGCAGTTCGATGTTGATGGCCCCGCAGTTTATTCCGTTGGTTTTGAATCACATCAAGGAACACATTGCGCTGTGGTATGCCACGCATATTTTTGAGGTGGCTTCTTCGGCTGCGGGTCAAGACATCAGCGAGTTCCAGAAGATCAAGAGCACGGAAGTGAAGAAGGAGTTGGACCAGCTTCTGGCGGCGACGAGTCAGCGTGTTGTTCCGGATGCGGCGCGGGCCTTTGGTGCTATTCCGCAGATCGTTCAGCAGGCTGTTGGCATGTTGCAGCAGTTGCAGGGCATGAGCGCCCCGCAGGATCCGAAGGTACAGGCTCAGATGGCCGAAGTGCAGCGCAAGGCGTCGGCGGATCAAGCCAATATCGCGGTCAAGCAGGCCGAGTTGCAGTTGGCGCAGGCCAAGTTGCAGCGTGAGGTTCAGGACTCTGCCCAGCGTCAAGAGACGAATATGCAGCGTGAGATGGTCAAGCAGGACCGGCTGGATAAGCGTCAGGCGGCGGAGCTTGAGGTCAAGTTGGTTACGAACCGTGAGGACAACGATACGGCGAAGCAGATTGCCGCGATGGAAACGATCACGGGTGAAAAGGTTGGGGTTTCGACGGGTACAGGTATTAATCCTTAAGAGGTGATTTATGGCAAATGACTACATGAACCAGCACAAGATGATGGCCATGGGCGTCAACGTGTCTGGTCAGAAGATGGTGAATGGTGGCCCTAAGAAGGGCATGGACATGGGTCCGAAGGGGGTAAAGGGCGACCCCAAGGCAACGCCCGCAATGATGACCAAGGGGAAGAAAAACGCATGATTGAGCGATTGATAGACGAGTTGGAGTTGGCCAAGGCTCGCGTTGCACACGACGCGATGAAGCGGCAACTAGATGGTAAGGATGCTCGTTTTGAATATGGCAAGGCAGTGGGCACTTACGCCGGGTTGCAGGCCGCAATTAACTACATCAATAGTCTTCTCACAGAGCAGGAAGAAGACGAAGAGGATTTTTAAATGACTTCTAATGAGGCTTTTCCTAGTGTAGAGCCGGGTTTGATTCCTTTTGGATCTCGCGTACTGGTGCAGATTCGTACCGCCAAGAAAACGTCTGAAGGCGGCATTATTTTGCACACTGAAACCCGTGAGACTGAGGTTTGGAACACTCAGATTGCCAAAGTGATCACGCTTGGTCCGTTGGCTTTTAAGAACCGCAATACGATGGAATCGTGGCCGGAAGGGTCATGGTGCAAGCCGGGGGAATTTGTACGAGTTCCCAAGTACGGCGGAGATCGTTGGAAGGTGCCGTTTGGCAAAGACGGGCAAGAGGAAGCTCTGTTCGTTATTTTCAACGATTTGGACATCGTAGGCGGGGTGGTAGGCGATCCGCTTGCCATCAAGGCTTTTATCTGAGGTGATCCATGGCTACTGAAAAACTGACTGAAAGTGATGAGGCCCAAGAGGCCGAAGAATATGTAGTTACAGAAACTCCTCCTGAGGCTGAATCTGAAGCCCCGGAGCAGGAGGCGTCTGCTGAAGAAGAGGCAGATGACGAGCGCTTGGCTGATTCGGACGATGACGATGAAGATGATCGTTCTAATGGTCGTCGCGCTCTAACTCCAGAGGAAAAGCGTGCCCAGCGCCAGCAGCGGAAGTTCCGCCGAAAGGCTGCGATTGAGCACAAAGAGCGTGAGTTGGCTTTCCTTCGGGCTGAGAACGAAGAGTTCAAGAAGCGTCTTCAGGTTGTCGAAAAGCAAACCACGCAGTTCAATATCAACACGGTTGACCAGCGGCTGAATGAGGCTTTGAACGAAGCCAACATGGCTGAACGCATCATGGCAAAGGCCATTGAGCAGGGTCAGGGCGAGGACGTCACCAAGGCATTGCAGATTCGCGATGCGGCATTGGAGCGTGCCCGTCAGTTGAAGGCGGCTAAGGAACAGGCTGAGAATTCGCAGCCCTCTAAGCCCCAAAAGGACCCTCGTATTGCGGCGTATGCCAAAGAGTGGGTTGATTCTAACAATTGGTACGACCCGTCTGGCAAGGACGAGGATTCAGCCATTGTTAAGGTCATTGACCAGCGCTTGGCAGCGGAGGGTTATAACCCCGCAACCGAGGAATACTGGGTTGAGTTGGACAGCCGGGTGGCCCGCAGGCTTCCCCATCGTTACGGAGAAGACACTGTGGAAAAGCCAAAAGCCGCGCCAAAACGCGGTGGTCCGCCGGTTGGTGGTAAGCGTGAATATGCTGCGCCATCGACCCGAAAAGAGATCTATATCAGCCCTGAACGCAAACAGGCACTTATTGATGCGGGAGTCTGGGATAACCCCGACTTGCGTCAGAAGTACATTAAGCGTTATGCTGACTATGACCGAAATTCTTCTTCTCGCTAAACAAGGGAGCGAGTTATGAGCGATGAAAGGCTGAAAAAGGTATTTGGCGAGGGTCGTGAAAACCGGACTGCGTATGATCGCGCAGCAACTGAGAACCGTGAGTTATCAGATGACGACCGCGTTGAAATGTTCCGTCAGCAGTTTATTCAGGCCGCGTTGCCTGATCTGCCGAAAATTCCGGGTTACCACACTTGCTGGTTGACCACGACGAACCCTAGAGACTCCATTCAGGCACGTATTCGGCTTGGTTATGAGCCGATCAAGCCCGAAGAGGTTCCCGGTTGGGAATATGCTTCGATTAAGACTGGAGATTGGCAGGGTTTCATCGGTGTCAACGAGATGCTTGCTTTCAAGCTTCCGATTTCGCTGTACAAAAGGTACATGCAGGCGGTGCACTTCGATGCCCCCAATCAGGAAGAAGAGCGGCTGCTTAGTGCGACTGAAGGCATGCGTGAGCAGGCTGAACGCGCTGGGTCCAAGTTGGTCGAGGGTGACGGCATGTCGGCAATTCGGGAATCGTCCAAGTTGCGTGCTCCGCAAGAGTGGTAACTTGGTTACTTATTTTTAGAGGGTTTTAATCATGCCATCGACCAGTGCAGCATTTGGCTTGCGTCCGGTCTTTCATCCTAGTGGGATTATTCGTCCTACTGCGATGACGATTGAGTCGGGCTACAATGCCAATATTCTTCAGTTCCAGCCGGTCAAGATTGGCGCTAGCGGTACTATTGAAGCCGCCGCCGCCACCGAGGCCGCTATTGTCGGTACGTTCATGGGTGTCGAGTTCACCGATACCGATGGTCGCCGTCGCGTCAGCAACAAGTGGACCGCCGCTACGTCGGCCACGGACATCGTTGCTTATGTGACGACCGATCCGGCTATCGTGTACGAGATTCAGGCGAACAACTCGCTTGTGATCACGGACATCGGTGCTCAGGCCGACTTCGCTAGCGTCACTGCTGGCAGCACCACGACTGGCCTTTCTGCGGCCATGCTTGATGCCGCTCAGAAGACGACCACCGGCAACGAAATCCTTCGTATCGTTAATCTCGGCACCGAGATCGACAATGCTTGGGGTGACGCTTACACCATCGTTCAGGTCCAGATCAGCGAGCACCAGTTCGTCGCTGACAAGGCCGCATTCTAAAGGAGGACTAGAACATGGCAGTCCCAATGCGTAGTACTGACTTTCGTTCCATTGTTGAGCCCATTCTTAATGAGGCTTTCGATGGTGTTTATGACCAGCGTGCTGACGAGTGGAAGCAAGTCTTCGTCCAGCAGCAGGGCATTCCCCGCAACTACCACGAAGAGCCGGTTCTGTACGGGTTCGGCGCTGCTCCGGAGCTTCCGGACGGCACCCCGGTCACGTATCAGGCTGGTGGCGTGCTCTTCTTGCAGCGTTATGTCTACAAGGTCTACGGCCTTGCATTCGCGCTCACGAAGGTGCTCGTGGAAGATGGTGACCACATCCGTATCGGCCAGACCTACGCGAAGCATCTCGCGCAGTCGCTGATCGAAACGAAGGAAACCCTCTGCGCCAACGTGCTGAACCGTTCCTTTACGGCGGGCTACAACGGTGGTGACGGCGTTCCGCTTGTCGCGACCAATCACCCGCTCGCTCAGGGTACGTTCAGCAATCAGCTCAACACCCCGGCTGCGCTCTCGCAGACCTCGCTGGAGCAGCTCCTCATCCAGATCCGCAACGCTGTTGACAACAACGGCAAGCGCATCCGGCTGAACCCGGAGAAGCTCGTGGTGTCGCCGTCGAACGTGTTCCAAGCGGAAGTGCTCCTCAAGAGCGTCCTCCGTACCGGCACGGCTGACAACGACATCAACCCGGTGAAGTCGATGGGCCTCCTCGCTGGCGGTCAGGCCAACCTCTCGCGTCTTACCTCGACCACTGCTTGGTGGATCAAGACGGACGCGCCGGAAGGTCTCAAGCTGATGATGCGTCGTGGTCTGGAGAAGTCCATGGAAGGCGACTTCGAGACCGACAGTACGAGGTTTAAAAGCACGGAGCGTTATGCTGTGGGCTGGACCGACCCGCGAACGGTCTTTGGCACAGCTGGCGTTTAAGCCATTGATTTGTAAGGGATTTTTTCTCTAGACAAATCCTTGCCCGGCTCTGTATGATGGAAGTCTACTTGGAAACAGGAAGACAGTCATGCAGAAGCCGGGCAAGTTTTATGTGTACGTTTATCTTGATCCCCGTCCGGGGAAAGGGCTACAGCCCATCTACGTCGGCAAAGGCACCGTAGACTTAGATCGCGCCAGTGATCACTGGGAACGGCGATGCACTAATCGTTTTTTGCAAAGTGTTTTAGATAAAATTCGATTAGCAGGTCTTGTTCCGCAGATTACGATTGCCGCATACATGGAAGACGAGGAAGAAGCGTTTGCCATGGAACGAGATTTAATTGCGCAGTACGGACGACGAGATTTGCGAACTGGTTCGCTTTGTAACTTTACAGCCGGTGGTCAGGGGACGGCTGGGCTTAAGTACAGCGAAGAGAGGCTGCGTCGGTGGAGAGAAAAGATGTCCACACCAGAGTGGAAAAACATCGTTTCAAAAATCTCCCGAGATGCTTGGGCTAATCCAAAAATCAAAGCCGAGCGCGTAGCCAGAATTCGACGAACAGCAGCCGACCCCGCCCACCGCGCCAAACTCCGAGCCGCCATTCTAAAGAGCCGTACCGAGCAGGTTCGGAACAAGATCAGCGTAGCCATGCGCACTAACTGGGAGTCTGAGGAATACCGGAACAAGCAGGCAGCGAGCAGGGCTGAGGCACATGCCAGACCGGAGGAAAAATTGCGTAAAAGCGAAGCTTCTAAAAAGGTGTGGACACAGCACCGAGATAAGATTAGTCTTGCAATTAGGACCGCGAAATCGACTCCGGAGCGACGCGCTGAGGCTAGTAAAAAGTCTAAAGCGTATTACGAGAGTGAAGACGCTCGTAAAGAAGCAGGGGAGTATGCGAAGGCGTATAACACGCCTGAGGTTCGCGCAGCAAAAGCAGAGTTATTGAAACAGCGTTGGGCAGATCCTGAGTTTAGAGCAAAGATGCTAGCGAAGAGGAAGTCTAAAGCTGTAGAGGTATAGTTCTAGGTGTAACCAGCCCATTAGACCGACCTAGCGGACGATGCACAGACTAGTGGGCGACTCGTGCATGAGGTGATTTGCAATGGCTAGTACAACTTTTTCCGGGCCGGTTAACTCGACCAATGGTTTCTCCGGCTCTGTTCTGACGGCGGGTTCTTCCAACATCACCACGCTGACTTCTTCGTCGGCCACGGTGACGAACCTGCTTTGCACCACGCTGACGATTGGCAGCACGAAGCTCACGACGGGCAGTGCTGTGTCGGGCGTTGTGTCGGCTCAGTTGGGCTATGTTCGGGTCATGGTGGGTGCGACCACTGCGTACATCCCGCTGTACCAGAGCATCACGCTGTAATTACGGGGAGGGGCTTCGGCCCCTTTCTTGTTGTGACTTGACGAGGGAAAGCAGTTATGCGTCCTATTAGTTTTACAAGATCACAGCCTGCTGCGGATGCTGACAGTGTTGCTAATGAGCAGCTTCTGAATGCGTCTGGTGCGATCACGCTGGATGGCGTGTTGGTATCGGGTGGCGTGGCTACATTGACGGTTCCGGCGCAACTGACGGTGTTCAGTGAGAAGTCGGCCACGGTGAACTTTGTCGTTTCTGGCACGGCACCGGGTGGTGGATCGCAGACGGAGACGTTGGCGGTATCGGCTTCTGGCACGGTAACGGGTTCGCTGTCCTTTGCGACGGTGACTGGTATTACGGCTTCGGCTGCGACCAGTGCGACGATCAGTGTGGGCAACGCGGTGCCGGGTTACACGGCTTGGATTCCGCTGGACATTTACACGCCCAATCAAGTCACGAACATTTCGGGCAAGGTGAGCGGTACGGTCAACTACTCGGTTGAGTACACGAACGAAGACCCGTTTGACTTGAACATCCAGCAGCTTGCGGTGCCTCATCCGGCGGCGAGTTTGACGGCTGCTACGGCGAGCGAGACTCAGTTCACGACGACGTTGATGCGTGCGGTACGCCTGAAGATCAATTCGGGCGATGGTTCTGTGCGTTTCACGATTGTCCAGCAGTCAACGAAGTAAGCCATGGCTAACGTCAAGATTACGGACCTTACGGCAGCGACGGCGCTGGGTGGCACTGAGCTTTTTGAGACGGTGCAATCTGGGTCGTCTGTTAAGGCGTCGGCTACGCAGATCAAGACGTTTGTAGGCGATTCGCTCAACATCACGGGCGGAACGCTTAGTTCGGTCACGCTTTCTAGCGCAGTAGGCAGTTTGTCGTCTGTAACGATTAGCGCAGGGACCATGGGGTCTTTGACGGTTACGGGCGGCACGTTTAATTCTGTGACGCTAAGTAATGCTGTTGGCGAGTTTGATTCGATTACGGTGACTGCGGGTGCGGTTCCGATCACGGCGATTACGGGTATCAACTACGGTCAGTTAATTTCGACTCGTGATCAAACCGCTACGTCTGCGAACGTGGCTTATGCGGTCTCGTTTGATACAGCATCGTCTTGGAATACTGGGATTACAACAGCCTCAAGCACCAACATTACGTTTGCTGTCGCTGGTGTGTATTTGTGTTCAATGAATTTTCAGATGAAAAACACTGATACCTCTAACCATACAGTTACAGTTTGGTATCAAAAGAACGGCACAAACGTCGCTAATACTGCATCTACCATTAGCGTTCCTAAGGCGACTGATGGTGGCGTGACGGTCTTTGAGTTGACGTTCCAAGAGCAAGTGACAGCGGGTCAGTATTTAACTCTTTATTGGTCAGCTTCAAATACAGCGTTAACTTTGGATTACACTGCTGCATCTGCGGGTCCTCCAAATGTTCCAGCAATTCCTTCTGTGATATTTACTTCAAATAGGATTTTCTGATGAAGGTGCGCGGCGACTGGTCTGAGTGGCAGCAGTTTGCCAAGGGTGGCGGGGCATGGACTCGCGCTGAGGGCAAGGACCCATCTGGCGGTTTGAACGAGAAGGGTCGTGCTTCGTTGCGTGCGCAGGGGCAGAACATCAAGCGTCCGGTGAGTGCAAAGCAGGCCAAGCGTAGCCCTAAGGCGGCTGCTCGACGCCGGTCGTTTTGTGCTCGCATGAGCGGGATGCCGGGACCGATGAAGGATGAGAAGGGTCGTCCGACCCGCAAGGCGTTGTCTTTAAGAAAGTGGGACTGCTGACATGGCAAAGCGAAAGAAGCCGGTAAAGAAGACTCAGCTTTCTTTGCGAGACAAGTTGGTAGTTAAAGTTTTGGCATTTAAAGCGTGGCTAAATAGCCAGTGGTATTCCTTGAGAGGAAAATTTTATGGCCGTTAAGTATGTAAAGGATTTTGAGTTCTCGTCTGATCGTGGCTTTCACAAGAGTGCTGAGCCGATGAAGGCAAAGGCTTCTTACCGTGACATGCCTGCTCGCGCCAAGCCGAATGCGGCTGCTATGGGTGCGAAGAAGATGGAGTCCGCTCCGGGTCGTGCTAAGTACGCTGGTGGTGGCCGGACGTCGTATGCGGACATGCCGTATGCAGCCAGAGTGGCTAAATCTCGTGCTGAGTCTGATGCAAGAACGGCTGAACTGCGTAAAAAGCAGGATACTAGCTTTGGTGGAAAGCCCAACGATAAAGTGCAGGCTATGCGAGCTCGCTTGGACGCCAAGATTGCTGCTAACCGTCAGGCCAGTGATGCAAAAGAAGCCGCTCGTAGGGCCGCTGCTATAGCTGCTCGTAAAGCCCCTTCTGGTCCGACTCGTAGCCTGCGTCCTGCTCCGACGATGACGATTATGCCGGTGCCGTACCCTGAGGATTCGATGATGTCCTCAAAGCCTGAGATGGTGGCTAAGAAGGGCGGCAAGATTGAGAAGATGCAAGCCGGAGGCAGTTTAATTAAAAAGGCAAAAGCTGCTATTGCAGCTAACAAAGCGGCTAAAGCGTTAGCCCCGCCTAAATCCGCTCCCAGCATGGAGCTTCCGGGGAAGGGAACTCTTTTTGATAGAACAAAAAGAATTCTCGCAGATAGGGGCCCAGTAAAGCCTAGTCCTCAACCAATAATGCCTCTTCCCGGTAAGAAAGAGGGTGGCATTTTCAGCACGGAGTACATGGCATCCAAGGGCCCGAAGACTCGCGGTACGCCGCGCAAGGGTCGTGAGATGGGCCGCAAGGACCGGATGGACCGGATGGCTTTGGAGAAGATGCGTAAGGCTGAAAAGTACGCTCCGGGGCTGAGCATTGACATGCCGGATCGCAAGGCTCATGGCGGTATGCCCAAGTCGCGAAAAATGATGTACGGCGGCGGTAAGTGCTAAAATAGACCCGTCAGTCATTGGGGTCTGCTCGGTGCAGTAGACCAAGGCGCAAGAGGGACCCTAATGGCAACTTCTGGTACGGTTTCGACAACTAACTTTACGACGCGGCAGGTCATTGACCATGCCTTTAGGCGTTGTCGCTTGGGTGCGCAGCAGATCACTTCTGAGATGATCGATGTTGCGAACGACCAGCTTTACCTAATCCTGTCTAATCTTGCGAACCGGGGTGTTCAACTCTGGTGTATTGAGCGACTGGTGATGCCTCTGTACGAGGGGCAGGGCGCTGTCACGTTGCCTTTGGGCACGATTGATGTGCTGAACACCAACTTGCGCACGTTGCTGGAGGCTACTGGCACCACGGCGACGACTTCCACAACGTATCAAAACTACAGTGCAGAGGGCTTGACGGTTACGACTGTTGGCATTCTGTGGTCTGCGGCTGCGGTGCCGTTTGTGGTTGAGAGGTCCAGTGATGGTGTGACTTGGACGAATGTCCCGCTCTCTGACTACATCAGCAACCCCGATGCAACGGCGGGCGAGTGGACTTGGGTAGACACTGAGGTTCCTGAGACTGCGGACTATTTTCGTGTTCGCGTGACGAGCGGTACGCTTTCGTATTCGGAAGTTTATTTTGGCAACACGCCGAATGAGATTCCGATTGCGCGACTGAACCGTGATGACTGGACGGCGTTGCCAAACAAGTCGTTTGAAGGGCGTCCGTTGCAGTTTTGGTTTGACCGGCAGCGCGACCAGCCTGTGATGCGGTTATGGCCTATCCCGAATGCTGCGGCTGAGACGCAAACGATTGTGCTGTGGAGGCATCGTTACATTCAAGACGTTGGCAGCATGACGCAGAACTTGGACATTCCGCAGCGTTGGTTTGATGCGATTGTTGCGCTGTTGGCGTCGAAGCTGGCGGATGAGACTCCGGAGGTTGACGTTCAACTTATTCCGATGCTTGAGATGAAGGCTGAGAAGGCTCTGGCTCAAGCGGAAAACGAAGAGCGCGACAATTCTCCGATTTACTGGACCCCAAATCTCTCGGTATATACGCGATGAGTCTTTTCTTAGACACTCGTGGACAGCCGTATGCAGCGATTGCAATTTGCGACAGATGTAGTCGCAAGTTTCCGCTTTCTGCTTTGATGCCGGATCCGAATGCACCGGGGTTGCGAGTTTGTCGTGATGATTTGGACCAACTTGATCCGTATAGATTGCCTGCGCGTCAGACTGAACGAATTACGCTGCCTTTTGTTCGTCCGGATACTCCGCTTTCTAATCAGCCGTATGGTGTGATTTCAGAAGACGGAAATACGTTCTTGATCAACGAGCAGGGCGATGATTACCTTGAGCCGGAGCAACCTTTGTAATGGCCAACGTACCCACTAATTTGATTCCCAGCAGAATCACATCACTTCCGGAAGCTCCGGTTGCGGATCCGGCTGGTTATTTTCCGATTGTCATTTCGGGGACAACCTATAAGGTTCAGTTCAGTCAGATCAATCAGAATCTGACGGTTCCGCCGAGCCGTGCGATTAATGCAGGCACTGGGCTGACGGGTGGTGGCACGCTGTCGCACGACATTACGATTGCGGTGGCGAACGGCGGCATTGGCAACGATCAGTTAGATACGACGGGTGTTTCTGCTGGCTCGTATGGTACGGGCGCTTTGATTCCCGTCATTACGGTTAACACAAAGGGTCGAGTTACCAGTCTTAGCACAACTCCATTGGTGGTGACGGGTTATGTGCCAGATTCGCGTCAAGTGGTTGCGGGCAGCGGGCTGTCTGGGGGCGGTAATCTTAGTCAAGACCGCACGCTCGCGATTGATTATTCGAGTACCGTTCCTTCTGCTCTCGGCTCAGCGTCGGCGGGTACGGCAACGACTCCAGCGAGGGCTGATCACGTACACCCAGCGGTAAATTTGGCTGACGGGTCTCAGACCAGCAATCAGTTGCCGTTGTCGCGTGGTGGCACGAATGCCAGCTTGTCCCCGGCTGCGGGTGCGGTGGTGTATTCCACTGGCTCTCAGATGGCGTTGACGACGGTTGGCGCTGCGGGTCAGGTGTTGGCATCAAACGGGGCGGGTGCTCCGAGTTGGCAGACTCTGACGGGCGCGGGCACGGTCACTAGCATTGATGTCAGCAGCACGGTGTCTGGGGTGGTATTTACCGGGGGCCCGGTTACGGCGGCTGGCGTCATTACGATGTCTGGCACGCTGGCCATCAGCAACGGTGGTACAGGCGCTGGGACGGCTTCTGGGGCGCGTAGCAACTTGGGCCTTGGGTCTATGGCGACTCAGGACTCAAACGGCGTATCGATCTCTGACGGCAGTATTCACGTTGCCTCGCTGAGCAGTACTAGTGGTGTTATTACCAGCCTGAACGGTACCAATCTTGGGTACGGGAATGTTGGGGTGTCTGGGACGCTATCGGCCACGGTGGGTGCGATTACCACGCTCACGGGCACGAGCTGGACGGTTACGAACTTTACGGCCACCAGCGCGACGATTAGCAACTTTACGTTTACGTCTTCGACGGTGACGGATTTGACCGCCACTAGGCTGACCGCTACCAGTGCATCGATTTCGCATTTGGGGGCTGGGTCAATCAGTGTGACGACGCTGACGGCTGCGAGTGCGGCTATTACGACGCTGACGGGTACGAGTGCTCATGTTACGACCCTGACGAGCGATTCGGCTACGCTGACCAATTTGACGGCTACGAGCGGGACGGTTTCGACGCTCAAGAGCACCAGCGCGGACATTACGAACTTGGCTGTCAGCAGCCTGACGGTTTCTAGTCTTTCGCTGGCCAATGCTACGTTTACGAGCGCGACCATTACGACGCTCACGAGCACTTCGGCTGGGATTACGACGCTCTCCAGCGGGTCTTTGACGGCTACGAATCTGACGGCGACGAGCGGTACGGTAA